GGTGTTCATCCAGATGCAATAAATCTCAACGCAGAGTGGGATCTTTATCAATCAGACAAAGAAGGTTACAGGAATCATCTTAAATTAGAGAAATAAGGTAAAACTTAATAGGAGTATAAAATGACAAAAAGAAAAGTATTAAAAGAAGTTCTTTTTGATGATGTGGAAGAAAAGATAGAATATGATTTTTTAACGCGTGATCAATTTTTCGCAAAAGTACCAGAAACACGGCCAATGTCGGTGAGTGGTGTAGAGATGTGGGAAAGATACCTACAAAATCCGAAAGGATTTAAATTTTAGGAGATTATTATGTTACCATTATTATTATTTAATGTTATTTCTAGTCTTGTCGTAGACAAAGCAACAGATTTAGCAACAGAGCATGTGGAAAGTATGATAGATGATTTACTTCCAGCCAGTGCAAAAAAAGAATTAGACAAAGCTATAAAAGAAGACCCTGCACACCAATTCACAAATGCTAAAGATGCATTGATGGCCGCAGTTGAAGGTAAATTACCTATCATTAAAGCTGATGGAACACTCAAACCAATAGAAATGACATTTACAGTTAAATATGATCCTACTACTGGATCAGTTGATATAGATAAATCTTAGGAAGGAATATTATGGCAGTCAAGATACCATCTTATAACGGACACCTGACAAAAAACTTTGGGTATCAAGAAATGATAAAAAGTTCTACTGCTGACCGTTTGGGTGTCTCAAATGATGCATCAAGAGAACACGTTATCAATTTAGTCAATCTCTGTAATTTTATTTTACAACCAGTAAGAGAAGAATTTGGAGTTATTCGTATCAATAGCGGATATCGTTCTCCTGCATTAAATAAAGCAGTTGGTGGCTCTAAAACAAGTCAGCACTGTAATGGTCAGGCTGCAGACTTTGAATCTACAAAAATTTCAAATCCAGACCTCGCAAAATGGATTGAGAAGAATTTAATATTTGACCAACTCATTCTAGAATTTTATGATGGAGTTGACCCAAATAGCGGATGGGTACATTGTTCTTATGTTCTTGATGGGAGTAACCGCAGTAAAGCAATGACGGCTCTAAGAGTCAATGGGAAGACCCAATATAAGACAGGCCTTCTCTCATAGGAGGAAAATATGAAATATGTGTGGCTAGTTTATCTACAAATTTTATTTGTAATAGGTGCCAATCGCGGGCGTTCGTGGGTTGACAAACACATCTTATTGTGTTATAATAATTTAGATAAGTTAAATGTGGATTACGTTAAATACATAAACCATCCCTGAACATCAACTAGATAAATTTTAATGTTTTATACTAATGTACAGCCTCATGGTAATTTCATTGCTTTGAGAGGTGTTAATGATCGTGGTGAATCTTTCAAAGAAAAATTGAACTACGAACCTACCCTATTTGTAGAATCTCATAAACCTCAAAATCCCCAATGGAAAACCCTAGATAATCGAAATGTTGCTCCTGTGAAGTGGGGCTCTATGAAAGAGTCACGCCAAGCCATAAAAGAATATGGTGGTAATGTTTTTGGGTTTGACCAGTTTCAATATTCTTTTATTTCCGATAATTATCGTGGCATGGTAGACTACGATTTAGATAAAATTAAGATTGGATATATTGATATTGAAACTAGTTCTGAACATGGTTTTCCAGATGTAAGAAATGCCAATGAAGAAGTCTTGGCTATCTCTTATCGTTGTGGAGAAACTTTCAGAGTATATGGCTGTCAGGGTTATGAACCAAGTGAAGGTATTCTGTATGTTCCTTGTACAACTGAAGAACATCTTTTACTTGAATTTGTGAATGTTTGGGCTATGAATTATCCAGATATTATTACTGGATGGAATTCAAGGTTTTTTGATATTCCATATCTTGTCAATCGTATAGTCAAGATTCTTGGTCAAAAAATGGCTAACAAACTTTCTCCTTGGGGTTGGTATAAAGAGAACGAAATAAATCTATTCGGTAATAGAAAACAACAAATTTTTGATCTGGTTGGTATTTCAAGTATTGATTACATGGATGCTTACAAGAAGTTTACTTATGTCAATCAAGAGTCTTATTCTTTGAACCACATTGCCTATACAGAGTTGGGCTAAAAGAAATTAGATTATTCAGAATATTCTTCACTACATGAACTATACAAAACAAACTTTCAGAAGTTCGTTGACTATAATGTTCATGATGTTGTCTTGTTGGAAAGACTAGAAGAAAAGATGAAACTCTTGGAGATGATTATCTCACTTGCATACATGGCCAAATGTAACTTCAATGATGTGTTCAGTCCTGTGAAGATGTGGGATTGTATTATCTTTAATCATTTGAAAGACCAACAAATTGTTGTTCCACCAAAGAAACATGAAACTAAAACAGAAGCATACGAAGGTGCCTATGTGAAAGATCCAAAGATTGGTCGGCATAAGTGGGTTGCTAGTTTTGACTTGAATTCTTTGTATCCGCATCTGATAATGCAATATAATATTTCTCCTGAGACTCTTGTAGGTATGCATACCGAATCTGGTTTAGTAGATGCTTTACTTGATAAAAAAGTTGATGTTGCTTTTCTTAAAGAGAAAAATCTTACCATGACTCCAAATGGTTCTTTGTATAGTCGTAAGAAACAGGGGTTTCTTCCTGCTCTTATGGAAAAGATGTACACAGACCGCGTCAAGTATAAGAACTTGATGATTACGGAACAGAAGAAGGGTAAGTCTGCAAATACTAACAAGTTGGCTCAGTATCATAATATGCAGATTAATTTAAAGATTGCTCTCAATTCAGCTTACGGAGCCCTTGGTAATCAATGGTTTCGTTTTTATGATGTGAGGAATGCTGAGGCCGTATCCGTTGCGGGTCAACTTTCCATTCGGTGGGCTGAGAGAGCAGTCAATCAATATTTGAACAAAATAATGGAGACAGAAAACGATGATTACGTTATTGCTTCCGATACTGACTCTTTGTACATTGCCCTTGATTCTCTCGTTCAGAAGGTAGGTCTTGGAGAAGATACACAAAAAACTATCAAGTTTATGGATACCGTTTGTGAAGGTAAAATTCAAGATGTGATTGATGGATGTTATGGTGAAATGGCCGAGTATGTTAATGCATTTGAACAAAAGATGGTAATGAAACGTGAGGTCTTGGCAGAGGTTGCTATTTGGACTGGCAAGAAACATTACATTCTGAATGTTCATAATTCTGAGGGTGTTCAGTATGATGAGCCTAAACTAAAGATTATGGGTATTGAGGCTGTCAAGAGTTCTACACCAGAACCTTGCCGTAATGCTCTCAAAGAGGCACTCAAAATTATGATGAATGGAACAGAAGAAGATGTAATCAACTATATTGAAACTTTCAAGACAAAGTTCAAGACACTTCCTACAGAAGAAGTTTCTTTTCCAAGATCTGTGAAAGGTCTTGCCAAGTACCATGATGCTGCGTCAATCTATCAAAAGTCTACACCGATTCATGTTAAAGGTTCTTTAATCTACAATAAGATGTTACAGAACAAACGATTGACTAGAAAGTATCCAAAAATTCAAGAAGGTGAGAAGATTAAGTTTGCTTATCTAAAAGAACCTAATCCAACTGGTGATACCGTAATTGCTATGTTAAATGCTTTACCAGATGAGTTTGAGTTGAAACCTTACATAGATTATGAAAAACAATTTTCCAAATCTTTCCTTGATCCTATAATCGGTATTCTCAATGTTATCGGCTGGGAACATGAAAGAAAAACTAATATTATGGGTTTCTTCACTTGACAATTTCTTTAAATGTGGTATAATAAATGTATGTTAAGTATTAATAGAATATTTGTAGGGACTTTCTTAATGAGTGTCTTGTGGATTGTTGGTGATATAAATCCACTAATCTCAGGAATAGCTGTAGGCTTTTTGTTTGGTTTAACAGATTATGCCAAAGAAAGTAGGTAAAATGAGTATTTGGGTAGAATGGTTTAGACAAGAAGACTCTAAAAAAAATACTTGGGCCCAAATGAGGGAATCAACGAAATGGAACCCACCAAAATCATCAGAAATTAATAGAAGATTTTTCGACAAACACATAGATGCAGCCGAGTTCGCAAAAAGAAAGAACGATGAAGGTTATCACGCAACGGTTAAAACAGATGGAGCAGGACATGGATGATGATCACAACTATGGTGGTTGGCTTATAGAAGACCTTAAAGAACACTATAAAGAATTGATGCGTCAAAGAGATCGTAATGAAATGTACAGCGAACGTGCAGAATTAAATAATATGATGTTAATTATTTTAAGTGATATACAATCAAGAGAAAGGAATTAATAATGAAAATAC